GTGTAAACAGTTACCACCTGATTCATTCTGCCAATCATACAATTGGCCTATTTTTAAATGGCATCAACATCATTTGCGCCGCTTTATTTATAAACTCGGCGCTGGTTCTGCCTGTATACAAATCGCCCAATATCATTAATATTCCGCGCTTTAACGACTCTGAATAACCGGAAGCTTGGCCACCGGTTATTGTTATTTTAACGCTGGTACCGCTAATTGTTTCATCAAAAAACAATTCGTTAAGCTGCGCATCGTAAGTAAATGTGGCGGCCTGCTCTACAGCGTCATAATCTCTATAAGTTACAGAAGCAACCGAGCTGGCGGGATACCCTAGAATAAAACGGCTCGAATTAATAAAATCATAAACAATAACAAATTCAGCCTGGCAAATAGGCCTATCAATAAACTGCTCGGCTTGCTCACGCGCCGCGCTGATTAATCCGACTATATAGCTGTCGTCAATCGTTTGGCCGGACGGGATTCGCAAACTGTCTTTTGCTTCGCTTAATGTTATCGGCTCGCTCGCTGGTTGTGTTAGTCGTATCACCTGCCGCAACATTTTTCACCGCCTCAGCCAGACCAATTTTAATTAAATATTTTGAGTATTCAGGATCAAAATCCTGAATTGATCCTGAAATTAAAAACCCAAAACGGCTATTAAATCCTGACAATATTTTTATTTTCATAAATAAAGCGGGCTGCTAACCCGCTCCTATGTTATGGCAGTGTTGCCAGATTCGCAGTGACCAGCGCGTCAGCGCGGAAAACCGTAAACGCTGCACGCATTTCTGCGCGAACCGTCAGTAGGTTTTTCTGGAAGTTGTCGCCATCTGATTCAGAAACGTCAATTGTAACCCCTTGTCGAGTCCAAAGCATCATAGCATCACGCGACCCAGCGATTACAGTGCCAGCAGGAACGCTGTTTGACGCTACAACTGGCAAGCCCCACAGGCGAGCCTCCAGGCCGTTGTTAACGTAGCTAATAGCACCGCCTGCGCCTACATAAGCTGCATCACCAGCGCCGCGTTTGATGATTTCCATGGCCGACCAATCGGCAGGGTTAATGAAGTAAAAATCAGGAACAAAATCGGCGCCAATCACTGCGTATTTCAGTTTATTGGTGTAATCAAACGCATTTTCTGCCGCACCAACGGCAACAGCCGTGAAATTTCCAGAGTCTAAGATACCGCTGATATTTGGCGCAGTGCCGTTACCGTTAATGATCTGATTTTCAAGGCGAAGACGAACGCCGTACCCCATGCGATTATCAATGTAGCTAGACAACATTGGCGCGTCGTCCATGACCTGTTTTGTAACTTTAATAAAATGGGCGATTGTGCGAACGGGCGCATTGGCAAGACTAAAGGTTAAAGCGCTTTCAGCTTTTTGAGCGGCTTCGGCAGCTTCGGCGGCGCTATTTGTAAATGACGCTTCTTTTGTGTAGTCGATAGCATTGCTAGAGGTTGCTCCTTTCGGGATGAAATCCAAAATCGACAGCATGCGAGTAGGGCCACTAACAATGCCACCCATTCGCTCAAAAGGAGAAAGCGTGCTGTTTGGGTTGCTGGAGGTTTCGCCCGTAATCGTGTTGCCCTGAAACTCAAATCGCGCTCGAGGTTGAGTGCCCGCCTGGAAAGCCTTAAACGCATCGGACTTTGAAAAAGCTTGGCCCATAGTTTGCTTTTGCTCAGCCGCCTGAGTGGTAAACGATTTTTGCGCCAGCGCGGTTAGCTCATCTTGGGTTTCTTTGAACTTTATAGACAGGTCTTTAAGCTCGCCCATAAACTTCATGCCGAGCTTTTCTTCGCTTTGCGCGTTAGCTTGCTTGATTTTCTCATCAACCTGCAAACCAAGTTTTGAGAGTGACTGTTCTAATTGTGCTATAAATTCCATAATTCGTGACCTTTTGGGTTAAAGTTTAAAATTATTTAAAAATTCTAACGCTTTTACGTTCGCATTCTCTGCGCCCGTAGCACCCGCAGGATCACCCTGCACACGCTTCACCGCCGACACAATAGCTGTGGCTTCGGTGCGGCTTAGTCCGCGCGTTCGCAAACTAGCCTCAATTTCTGACATTTTACCAGCACTTTGCAAGGAATTGCAAAAGTCGCTGGTTTTGTTTTCTATTTGTTTTACTTTTGCCGTGTATTTTGCGCGGTTAAGCTTCAAATCATCATTGGCTAGTGCTGCGAATGCCATTTGATGCAGCGCATTCTTGCTGCCGCTAATCACAGAAGTAAGCAAGCCGCACGCCAAAGCCTCGTCGGCGTCCATGTAGGTTTCATCGTCAAGCATTTTTGACAGTTCGTCAGCGCTGCAATTCATTGATCCTGCATAAATGGCCTGCATTTGCGCCTGCATTTTGTCAAGAATATCGGCGCTGTCCCGCATCTCGTCTGCATTGCCCATGCCCACTCCCCAGGGGCGATGGATCATAATCATGCTGGACTCACGGCGGCCAATACGCTCATTACCAGCCAGCATAATGATTGTGGCCATACTCATGGCTTGATCAATGACGAATTTGACTGCGCCCTGGTGGTCGTTGAATGCGTTATAAATAGCCATGCCCTCAAGCACATCGCCGCCCTGACTGTTCAGCGTCACTTCAACATCGCCGGCACCCAGAAGTTGAGCGGCAACACTGGCGGCTGTAAAGTCGAAACCAACAACGCCATCTAATCTAAATTTTTTCATTGTCCGCGCCTCCCAAATTGTCTTGTGCTGTGCCAGCTGGCACCAGTGAGCCGTTTAAGTAAATTTTGTCGCCACCATCTTGCGGGGCTCTGCCCTCTGCCGCGCGGGCTTCGTTCGGCGTCATCTGGCCGGAGTTTATCGCCGCGCTATTAGTGTTCAATCTAGTTGCCAAATCGGCGCGCAATAACGAGTCGAAATCAAATTCTATAGAATAATTATCAAAATCACTCATGGGCATTAGATGCCGCTTAATGCTTGACTCTATGCGCTCAAGGTACGGCCTCAAATTCAGCTTGTAAAATCCTTCGACAAGCTGGCCGATTCCTGAGCCCCAAACCGTACTGCCCGCCGTATCGTTTATAAGCACCGAAGGCACACCCATAAACCGCGCAATATCTTCAATGCTGAACCTGCGCGATTCTAAAAGTTTTACGTCGCTAGGGTTTAGTCCAGTTGGTACGAATTTTGCGCCCATCTCTAGCACCGGTAAAAAATCGGCATCACCGGAGACCATGGCTTGCAGCTCTTCGCGTATTGCGTTGCGCTGCTCTTTTTTGAGAATCGTGCCGCTTGGCGTTTCGACATACCCAGCAACTTTGCCGCCGCTTTTTGATGTTTTCTTGTTCCTGTCGTCCTGAATCATTGCCGTTTCCAGGGCTTTTGCGGCGTATTGCAGCGGCGACAAGCCGACAATCCCATTACCAAATAACTTAACATGCCAAATATCTTGGTCTTTGTATGCGTGCTCCTTGCTGTCTAGGTCGGTAAATCGGTAAACAATCGACCCATCGCGCATCAGCCAAGGTTCCATCTGCGTTGCGGGGATCGGCATTAGGCCAATTATTCGCGTGCCTGAGCGCTGAATCAGGCAGTATGAATTGCCACACGTTACCAAATTCAACATTATAGACTCAAAAAACTCGTTCCGAGTCTGATAACGGTTTGGCATTTGGTTTAGCAGCCTGTAAATCCCATAATCATTCACAGATACCCGAGTATTACCATCCAGCCTATAACAGCTAATTGGCATAGCCGCTACTGTCTCGGTTAGCAATCGAGCCGACGCCCAGAACGCACTCACCTGCATTGCGGTGTCAAAAGTTACACTGGTCGTCGTGCTGGGCCCGTAAGCCTGCAGCCCCTCGCGGACCTCTTTGCCGCCACCCTTACGCCAAAACATAAAATTAGCCATTCATTTTGACCATGTTATTGAGCCATTCATCTATGTTTGGCGGCTGCTTGTTTAGCATTGCGCGCCCTATCGCCATAATTAATGCAACTACACCATCAATTTTGTTTTCGTCGCGCTCTTTGCGCGGGTAAACTTGCTCTTTGTAGTTCTCGCGAGTCGTTACGTTTGAAATCATCCAGCGCATGACTGGGCAACCGCTGTGCGCAATTTTTCTTTTTCCGGCTAAAATATCAGCCTCAAGCTGTTTCATTGGCTCGCTAAAGTTTACCATGCTTGGCGACACCTCCACAACTGGGGCGCCATCGTTAAGTAATTCCGTCGTTAATTTTACGGCCATGTGTGGATCAAGCGCGATTTCCTGAACGTCAAGAAGTTCAAGCAGCCCCAAAATATCGTCTTTTATTTTCTCCTGATCAATGATTGCTCCGCCCGTCTGAATTATGTGCCCGTCAACCGCCCACGCCTGGTATGTGTCGTTATTTAAAATGGTCTCCTCTGGCAGGTAGTTTTTAACAAACACAAACGGCGCCAAACCCTCGCGCTCAATATAAACAGCAACGCTCGCAATATCTATTTTGCTAGCTAGGTCAAGGCCGATCCACGCCTTGCAGCCAGCCAAATCTTCAATTTTAACGCTAGCATCTGCGCAAGCCTCCCACTTTTGCACGTTAAAATAAGCATCCCGCGCGCCGACCCAAACGTTACAGTGTTTAGTCTGGAACGCCGACTGCTTGCGCGGGGTCTGCTTTGCTTGACTTAATTGTAATTCTAGGTATTCAGCGTTAACGGATACCCCATAGTTTGGGTTGGCTTTAATGACATTGCGGATATCTTGCCAATCGTCGCCCTTGTCTATTGCATAAATCAGCGTGAAAACGCGGTCATCATCGCGAGCGCCATCAAGTACAGCTTGGCAATCAATCTGCATTTGATAGCAGGGGCCTCTAAGGTTGTCGCCAGCAGTGGTGATAATCAAAAGCAAGGGCTGGTCACGCGCGCCCATGCCCGTAACCATCGTCTCGACCTGCCTGTCGTCAGCATGCTCGTGATACTCGTCAACGATTGCGCAGTGAGGACTAGAGCCATCGCCAGGGTTGCCAATTATTGGTTCAAATTTTCCAAGGTTTTCAGTCTCAAGAATTACCGACGCCCTAACTTCTACATTGAATTTTTTCAATAATTGCGGCGATTTTTCCGCCATTATTTTAGCGGGGGTAAAAACCTCCAGCGCCTGCTTCTGTGTTGTCGCGCCACTGTAAACCTCTGCGCCAGCCTCGCCATCGAGGGTTAGCATGTACAAACCAATTGCCGCTGCTAGCTGGCTTTTGCCGTTTTTGCGCGGCACGAATAGCATAGCTTCGCGGTGCTTGCGCAGTCCGGTTTGACGATCAACCCACCCAAATATTCCACAAACAAGGAAGCATTGCCAAGGCTCAAGCGTTAGTTTTTTTCGCTCGCGCGCCCATTTGCCTTTTGTGTGCGGCATTAATTCAATAAATTTGCATGCGCGGTTGCCTTTGCTCTCATCATAAAACCAGCGTCCAGCGCCAGATTTTGACCTGTCGAGGTCTTTTAGGTGGCGTTTGCAGGCCAGAATAATGTATTGGCCAGCCGGAATTTTGCCAGAAACAATATCCCGCGCGTACTGGTGGGCTATTTCTGAATGATTTTTAGAGGTCGTCAAAATCGTTCTTCTCTTTTTTCTCTGCCTGTTTCGGCATTTTCGCGCGCGCAGCTGGCGATAATCCAAGCTCATTGGCGAGCATGCGCAACTGTGTAAAGTCCGCTGCTGTAAAATCGTCACAATTGATCATTAGCCGAGATTTTAAAATAGAATAACTCATGACAGTTTCACCGTCAGACACCCTAAGCCACCCATTGCCATCAAGTAGGTCGCAGATTTCGTTAAAAACTTGGCGCTGTAATTCATTCAAAAAAGTCGGGCATTCTGGTCGGCCAATCAAGCCCAGATTAACCTCATCAGTTCCGTGCGTGCTCGGTCGGTATGAGCC